CCTATTTTGTAGTGTACTAGCGTGGGTTCTGTTATACCCCGCTTACCGAACCAGTCGATTATACGGCTGTTTAGTTCAGCGTTTACCTTTGGCGGTTTTACGTATTCTACTTTTTGCTTAAACTTTACGTTACCAGCCCAGCCGCAGTTATGGCAGTTATATATACCCTGGTCTATATTTACGCTAAGGCAAAAGTCGCTTTTATTTTTTCTAGTATGGCTACATTTTGGGCAAAGTGTTTTAACCTCGCCGCTGGTTCTTTTAACCTGTATACCAAGGCCCTGTAATTCCGTTAAGTAACTCATATTATAAAAGTATATTAGCTAGTGCAATAAATACTAAAAACCAAAATGTATAAGCGCCAAGTAAAAAGCTAAATACCCTTATTTCGTTTTTTGTTATTCTTCTCATTTTTCTAAGTTTTTAAAGTTAAAGTTATAAAAGTAACGCCTGTCAGCGTTGCCCAGTAAATAGACTTCTTTTTGGCGTTTGCCGCCCATATCTACTACATCGTGGTTATTAAAAACCGTAGTATTAGGACAGTCAATAAACTGGGTGTTATCGGTTATGTTTTCGAGATCAAATATATATAAACCTCTAGAATCTACTACGCCGTAGTATTTTTTCTGTACGTCTAAAGCTTGTAGTTTATCGTGTTTGTACTTCTCTAGCATCTTTAGCCTGTAAGCCTTTTTCCTAAACTTCAACTCTAATACACAAGTATTACCGCTGTCGTCGTAGCCGTCCGCGTCAAAACTTTCGTAACCCTCGCCAGTCCACTGTAAGGCCCAGCCGTCTAAGTTTAGTAGGAAAATTAGCTGCCTCTCAAAGCTTTTTATCTGTTCTATGTTATCTAGCATACTTTAAAAGTTCTTCGTATTCTTGGTTAGTTAGTAGCTGGCGTAAATTATAGTCGTTTAGTTCGCCATTTTTGGTTTTAGCGCCTAATAGTTCTTGTTCGTTTTCAAAATATACAAAGTATTTAAGCACGTTAGATACCTTGTTAAAGGCCGTAGGACGCGTTTTAAGCGCGTTTCTAGTCATAAACCTATGAATGTATAGGACGCCGTTTTTATCGCTTGTACGTAGCTTTAAAATACTTAAAAAGTTTTCAGCCCAAAAGCTATCAGTTCTAAGCTTCTTACAAACTTGGTAAACTTCGCCAAGGTCGTAGCCGTCAATTCGCTGTACTTTGTCTAGCGTATCTAGCCATTTTTCGCGCCTGGTGTTTGTGTTTGGTTTAAACTTACTAGGAAAAAGCGCTATAAAATGATCTAAGGCTTTTGTAGCTATTTCTAAGCTGTTTTGGGTGGCTGTTTTTGACTTCGGACTTATATTTCTTTTATTATTATCTATAATACTAGTATTATTATATATATTACTAGCACCTTTAAAGGTACTAGCACCTTTATAGATACTAGTACTATTACTAGTACCGCTTATTTCTAAGTGGTCGGCTAAAAAACCCCCTTTTTGTAGGCGTTTTAAAGCGCTTAAAGTGCTTTCGTATTGTTTCTTGTTTAGCCCTTGTATTACTATGCTATACGTCAAACTGGTGTTTATATCCGTAGTTTTCGCTGTCATCTTCAAGTAAGTTTTTTATCTTATCGCAAAACTGGCGTATATCGCTAAATATGCCGCCAAACTCGCTTAGCTTTATTGGTCTGTCTTGGTATAGTTCAAAAAGTATTTCTACTAGTAAGTCAAATTCTACGCGGGTCATTTTACCTACAAACTCATATTTGAATTTTAGGTTTTCTGGCGCCGTAGAAGTCCAGCGTAGCTTTTGGTTAGTTTCGTCAAAGTAAACGCTGCTATAAATCATTTTTAAAGTATTTGTCTATTATTTCGGTTATGGTATCAAAATCGTTCAAACAATAGCTGGCCCAGCCGTTAGCTTTTAGATCGTCTAACCATTCTATTTGTTTTTCTGTTGGTTTGTTACGGCCAGCTTTTAGTTCAATAGCAAGGCCGTTATATTGTTTACTGGGGGTAAATACTAGTATATCTGGTATACCAGCCTTACCGCCCAGTTCTTTAAATTTGTAACGCTCGAACGGCGAACGTTTACCCTCGTTTGGTACGTGGCAAAAAAGCGCCTTTGGGTAAGCTATAGATAAATAATTGTTTACAGCTATCTGTAGCTTGTCTTCGGGTCCAAGGTATTTTTTAAAGCCTGTCATACTAATTTTTTACCCCACTTAAAAGTGTTTTTTTCCATTTTAAGCTGGGCGTTTTCTATTAGCAAGTTATTATATTTTTTAACAAGTTGGTCGATATTTAATTCGCTATACCCCTTTGGGTCGATCAAACTATAGATAATTTCGTCAAACTGTTGCTTTAGTAAAGGCTCGAAACGTAACACGTTTTCCAGTTCTTTTTCGCCATACATAACGCTAGCGTGATCCATACCTATACTAGTACCTATTGCGCTGTAACTAAGGGCGGTATACTTGCGGCATAAATAAAAATATATCCACCTAGCGCGCACGTATTTAGCTTTACGCGTCTTAGCGTCTAGCTTTAAATTAAAATACTGTTCTACAAAGTCTTTAAATTTGTTCATAACTTTTACAAAATTATACTACCGTCGTCGGCTCGTTCGCCTTTGTAGCCAGTTATTACCCCTGTTTCTATATATAGCTGCCAGTCCGCTAGCGCTTGCTGGTAAGCCGCGCGGCCTTGGTCTATCATATCTTCGCTAAGCGTGTAAACTTGTACGCTGTAAGGCGCGTTAGTTTCTATTGCGATAAATTTAAACTCCTTTATGTTAAGCATATCCATATAAAAAGCGGCCTGTAAGTGGTAAGCCCTTTTATATACATCACTTCTAAAAGCCTTGGGCGTATTGCTTTGGCACGTTTTTACATCACTTATAAAGTTAGCTACGCGGTTTATACAGTCAGGCCGTACCCTAACCTTTATACCGTTATGTTCTAAGTAGTGGCTGTATTCACATTCGCCAAGTATATATTTTTTAGCCAGATCGTCGTTTTTAACGTTTTCTACTATTGTTTTTATAAGCTGGTGCTGTTCTTCGTCAAAGACTTTTTTACCCTCGGCGTTTTTCATTTCTTCGGCGTATTGTTCTTTACCAGCTTTTGTACGCCTATCTATTTTTGGTATAAAATGGTTTTCCTTGTAAAATTCCATAGGCTCATATATAGCCGTATGTACAGCTGTCCCTAGGGCCATAGCTGGCGTTTCTTTTATGTTTTGAGTAAGCAAGTGGTCTACGCTTTTTAAGTATATCGTTTTTAGACCGCTCGCGCTTATATAGTCTTTTTGACTATGGTACTGTTCGTTGGTGTCTTTAGTTACTTTCATTATTTAGGTTTTTATATTGTTCTAGCTTGTCTATAGCGTTAAACAGCGCGGTTACGTAGTCTATTTTATAGTCTAGTACTTCTTTTGGTTCTTTTACTTTAGTAAAGTCAGCTATTTTAGAACCTAAAGCTACAAGCTGTATATTTTCTTTTATGCTATCTACGGCTAGATCAATAGTTTTATTGTCAAGTTTTATATTCATTTTTAAATAATAAAGCCCCAGCCGTAAGGCCAGGGCTGGTTAAACTTACCAAGGCAAGTCATCAGACCCTTGCGCTACCTTAGTTTCTTTAGCTTCTTTTTTAGCTGTCGGCTTCCAGGTGTCTAGTTCAGCATAGCATTTGCCAGACTGGCCGCGTTTAAAACTTATATTAAGCCAGCCGTCGCTATGGTTAGCTTTGGCAAACTCTACAAAGTCGTCAAGTTTAACGCTTAGATTAGCCAGTACAAAATCTGGCGCGTTATCGTTTCGCTTTACTATAAAGCCGTTTACAAAAGTTTTTTCTTGTTGCATAATTATATATTAAAGTGATTAGTAATTGTTTCGCGGTACGTTTTTCGTACTTTGAATTTATCCAGGACTTTTACAGCCTGTTCTTTAGTACCCTTTAGCGTGGCCTCTAACTGTTCTTCGGTCAGCCAGCTTTTGTTATCTGTTTCTTGGTTTACTACAGCGTTACCCACTTCTTGGGCGCTTGCTATAGATAGATCAATACCAATACCTAGATAACCAAGGGCGCGCCCTAAGGCGCTTGTGAAGCCATTTTCTAAAAATGAAGTTTTATTAATATAGCTACTGTCGCGGTATTCTTGAGCGTGGGCGCTTGTTATTTCGTTGCCCTCTGGGTCCATAATAGTAACTTTAAATATACCCTCTTTTTCGTCTAGCCCTACTAGGTCTTCAACTATACGCCAGCCTTTGTATTCGGCGGCGTTTCTAAAGTGTAAAAGCCGCTCGTTTACCGTTACGTACTCTTTACCCTTTATATTTACTGTTTTCATTTAGGTAATTTCAATAAATTTATAAATATCAAAACCCGCGCCTTTTAACGTTTTCAATTCCTGTAAAGTAAAAGTATCGGGTTTATTTATTCTACTTTGCAGCGTTGGGTAAGTACAGCCCAACAAGTTACAAACGTCGTTACGCGTCAGCTTTAGCCTTTTTAGTTCGTTTTTAAAAGTGCTATTCATAGTATTAATTTGCACAAAGATTAAAAAAAAATTTGTAATTACAATACTATTTTAAAAAATAATTGCAAAAAAAAGCCGCCTCAAACAAGTAGTTATTTTGGCGGCTGGCAGCAAACAAGGGCTGTTAAGATCGTTCTATCATTTCTTCTTCCTTAGTAATAGTAACATTAAGCTGGGCGTCTGAATTTGGCAAGTGCATAACTACATCGTATTCGTTTTTCTTTACGTTATATTCTAAGCTATCCATAATACAGCTGTTTACTTCTTGTAGTACATTTTCGCCAAAGTTTACCCATACCTTACTAAGCATACTAAGGGGCTGGCTGTTGTTATTGTATAGTGTACCTTCGTATCTTTTTATAGGGGTTTTAAAGTCATTTATTTTTTGCTTTAGTATAGCTTCGTGTAACCTTGGTACGTCGGCGTCGCTAGTATATAGCTTTTGTTCTTCAAAATAAGGTAAAGCCGCTATACCTTGCTGGTATTTACCAGCGAAAGCCGTTGCGCTTACTTTTAAATTATGGTTATAGTTTTTAAGTATTACTGGTATTTTTAACTCTTTTTCTAAATTATTTGTAGTGCTATTTAACTCTATACTAGCTTTACTAATAACTGGAAAAGAATCTACAGCTGTATAGCTATTAGTGTTTATAAAACGATCAAAATACCGCTGGTGGTTCTGTTTAATTTTCACGTTATCTAAATACAAATAATTATAGCCAGTTATACCGCCCCTATATGGTCTGTAAAACTCTAGTTTATATACGTAATAGTTTCCCTTTGAGCCAAAGCCGCTAGCGTCTACATCAGCTGTAATACTTTTACTAAGCCATTTATCGGTCTGGTCTACACTTACTTGTTCGTAATTCATATAGCTGGTGCTAGTCCATTCGTTATCTTCTACGTTATAATAAAAAACGTTACTAAAATTATCAGTAGCCGTAAGTTTATACCATACCCTACCAGCTAACCCAGAGCTTTGTTCTGTATTACCAGTATCTATATAATAATCAAAAGACAAAATAGGCTTAAAATCTTTAACTTTTATTGTATTTGTAGCGTTACTAGCTGCATAAGTATTTAATTTATTTGTAGTTAAAATTCTACTAGTAGGTTCGCCGCTACCAGTACTACTAGAAGAAGTACGCCAAGACTTTGTACCGCTTTTTACTATATCGTAGTTACTTACAGAACCGCTATAATTTATATAAAATTCAGTGCCATATTCAAAACTAGTATTATATTGTGATAAATTTTTACGCTGTTCTACAGATAAATTAATCTTTTTATATGGCCTTTCAACCTCACGTACAAGGCTTTGGTATAGCGGTAAAACATCTGTTTTTATGTTATTTAAAGCCTGGAAGTTATAAGTAGTATAGCTACTTTGGCTAGTATCTAGATATTTTCTAAACTCTGTAAACTCTGTTTTACCTTTAAGATAATTTAAACGCCTTTGTTCTATATCAGTTGGTAAAGTAGAAGTGTCTTGTAGTATTTCTTGTACGTCGTCTTGTACCCTAATTTCGCTATACGTACTGTTATTAGCTATAACCCATTTACCATTTGACTGGTATACCCTAGCGTTTATATTTTGTAATATAAGTTCTATAAATTCTTTGCTGTTATATATGTTATAGTCTTTATCAAAAATTTCATATTTAAGGCCCTCGCGTGCCGTATCGTAATAATTGTTATTATCCTCATATTGTTCTATAGGAAAATAAACATCTGTAAAATAAGGGTGGGTTACATACTGTTTAATATCGTTATTTACATAAAAATCTAAGTCTAGATCTATTTCGTTTAAAGCTTCGGCTATCCTATCTATAATAGTACTTGTAGAAGACTCTACAACTGGGTTATAATTGTCTAAAGTACCAAGGCCGTCTAAAGCCGTTAAAGTTAAAGGCTGTGGGTTAGGCGCCATAACTTCGCTAACTTGATCTGTAACAAGCCAGCCAGCCCAGTAAGTAGTAAATATATTACGGCGCTGTAGTGTAAGTACTTCGCCTATACAGTCTAGGCTTTCAGTTACCCCGCCGTCGTCTAATACCCTTTTATTAAAATAGCTTGCAGTATCGTAGTAGCCAGTTATCGTACTATCTATACAACTTTTAGCTTCAACAAAACCCCCGTCTTGCTGTACTCGTTCTTTGTAAATATCGCTAACAGTTTGGGCGGCGCTTATTACTACTTTGTATTCTTTTTCCTCGGCATCAAAAAAAGTATCGTATTGCGTATCGTCTGTTTGAAACAAGTTTAAAGTACAAGTAGAACCAATTATAGGGCTATAAAAATCGTCGTCGGCGTCCCACTTTATTACAACAGGGTCGCCTCTACCTATAAGCGGGTAAACAGGGTAACTACTAGGGTCGCCTACGTAACCGTCTTTAAGTATTTCTATACGCTTACCGTTGCCTAGTACATCGTCAAAATCTAGTCTAAATTTTACCCCGTATGCCATATTTTTTATTTAATTCGGCCGCGTTGTTTTTCGGCACGTTGCAAAGCTACTATAAGGTCTTGGCCTCTTATTTGAAATTCGCCGCCTACGTTTACTTGTTGTGGCTGTTTTTCGCCTATCATTCCTTGCAGTCTATTAAGTGGCGCTATAACCTCTGGGTTACTTTTGGCGCCCGCATATTCGCCCATAAGGCCAAGGGTCGGACCGCTTACTATACCCCCACTGGCAAACTTAGGTACATCTTTTTCGCTTTCGCCACTTTTACCTATACTTGCGGCTTTACTTTTTACAAAACCACCAAGGGCTACAAGGGCTATACCAGCGGCTATAGCTGTAGCTGGGTTTAAACTTTGTAAGGCTTTTTTGATACCGCCAATAGCTAAACCAGTACCTATAGCTAGCTGTCCTAATTGAGTAGCCATATTTCCTATACCCTCTAAAAGTACTTTAGCTAACCCCTCTGTAGCGCTGCCACCTGTAGCTGCCGCTTCGCCTAAAGCTTCGCCTATGCCTACAGCCATTTCTTGAACGCCACCCGTCATAATTTCAGTAGCGGCCGCGCTAAATTGCTGGCTTATTATTTGCATTTCTGTAGCCTTTGCGGCTAGCGTTTGTTTTGTTACGTCTAGCTTAGCGGCTAGTTCTATATTTGAATCGGCTACGCTTGCGTTCAGTTGCGCTACAGGGTCGTATTTTTTTATTACGTCTTTAGTTAGTTCTACGCCCATTTGATCGCTTAGCGCGTCGTCCCTTACAGTTTCGGTTTTTGTAACTTCGGCAAGGCCACCGCCTTTAATACCGCCTAAGCTAGTAACTTGTTTACGTCTAGAAGTAGTAGTAGTTTCGGCTGTAGTACCTAAGTTTTCTAGCGCTTTAGTGTATTCGTCTGTAGACGTAGTGGCTTCGTCTGTAGCGGCTTTTTCTTGTTGTAAAACGTCTAGCTGTTCTTTATATATAGCTATAGTTTTATTAATTACCCTACCTTCTTGGGCTTTACGTCTACTTTTAGACTTAGATAAATCTTCTAGTTTTTGTTCTTCGGCGGCTATAAGTTGCTGTAATTCTTGTATACTTTTGCCGCTAGTCATTTGTTCGCGTCTAGCCTCTTTTTGTTTCTTAGAGTACTTACTAATAGCTATACCAAGGCCAGCAACAGCCGCGGCTACAGCTATAATAGGGTTAGCGATCATAGCCGTAGTAAGAAGTTTAAAACCAGTAGCTACAATAGGTAATACTTTAGCTACAGCGCCAAAACCAGTAGATAGTTTACCAATTAAAATAAGTGCTGGCCCTATGGCCGCAGCTATACCAGCTACAATAGTTAAAGTCTTTTTTGTTTCTGGGCTAAGCGCTTTAAATTTTTCAGTAAGTTCTTGTATTCTAGCTATTAGCTTTTTAGATACCTCTACTAGATCGGTACTTTCTACTATACTTTTACCTATTTCAGCGAACGCTATATTTACGTTATCCTTTAAAGTACTAAATACCCCGCCTAGCGTGCCGCTTAATTGCTGCATACCGCCAGCGAATTTACCGCCCTGGCTTGTACTGTCTTCAAAAGCTTTTACAAGTACAGGGAAAGTTACGGCGCCTTCGCTTACCATATCTTTTATTTCAGACTTAGCTACTCCCATACTAGAGCTAAGCATATCTATAATAGGTACCCCGTTATTAATAAGCTGTAATAAGTCCTGGCCCATTAATCGGCCACTTGCGGCAACTTGCCCAAAAGCTACAGATATATTTTTAAGATCGCCGCCACTAACAGCCGCTATATCGCCTATACTTTGTAAGTGCTTAAAAGCGTCTTCGGCGCTTACGCCAAAACCCATTAAAGTGTTATTTGCTTCTACTAGCTGGTCTAGTTGAAACGGCGTACCAGCGGAAAACTCTACAAGCTTTTTAAAACTTTCGGCGCCTTTATCAGCGGACCCAGTAAGAACGTTTAACTGGGTTTGTAGTTTTTCAAACTTTGCGGCGCTTGTAAGTGCTTTAACGCCAGCCGCGGCTAAGGGTACCGATAAACCTATGCTAAGGCTTTTACCTACCTTAGTCATCGATCTACCAAAGTTTACCATTTGTTTGTTAGCCTTGTTTAGGCTGTTGGTAAATTTGCTAGTATCGGCTTGTAGAATTACCCGTAGTTTGTTGTCTGGCATAGGTATATATTATAGCCGTAAAATTACAAAATTTTTAGCGCTTTATTTTTCGCCAAAACCGCTTATACTTTTGCCTTTGTTTTTTCCTTTACTAAGTTTTTCTAAAAACGCTTCGTAGTCTTCTTTTGTACTTTTGGGTTTGCCTTTTTCAAGGTACACGTCCTGGGGTAAAGGAAAAAGTTTTTCTGGCGTTATCATTTGACTACGTTTATTACAGTTTACGTTAAATAACATAGTAGCTAAATAGCGCGTACGCTCCCAGTCTAAATAGTTATTTATCGTATGGCTTTCGCCTAGTAGCTGGTTTTCGGCCCAAGTATTAGCCCAAAAGTCTACAGGGCGTATACCTACTTGGCCTATATAGTAGTCTAGTAAACTGTCCCAGGTTAGGGGTTCCTTTTTTTTTGCGGTCGGGTACTTTGCTTTACGTTTCGCTTAATACCCATATTAAGGTTATTACCTAGTATTTTAGTTTCGGTAAGCGCTTCTACAATATCGTTAAGGTTTTCTGTCGTTAAGTCTTCTAGCCAGGCGCCTACAGTATATTCGTTATAATCAATATCGTTACCGTTTTCTTGATCGTTAGCTAGTATAGCGCTATAAACAAGTAGCCTAATATCGGTAAGGCTTAGGCCGTCGTTAAAGACTTCGCCTAGTTGATCTAAAGAAATTTCTAAGCCCTCTGTAAAGTTGGCCCAAAAATTCATCGAAAAATGAAGTGTACGGTTTTTACCGCCTAATTTAATGGTATAATACCCTCGTTTTCTGTTTGCCATTTTATAAAAATTTAGGGCTAGCCCTTACTAGCCCTTTTTAAATTCGTTACCTACTAGTTAGTAGCTGTTGTAATAGTACCAGTAATAGTAATAGAACCGCTGTAAGTTACAGGGCTTTCCATTTCGGCGCTCATTTCTAAGCTAGACAAAAAACCAGCCCCGCTAATAAGTTGATCGCCAGTAGTAGACGTACCAAATTCAAAAAACAACTTAGTTCTGTTAAGTAAAAAGTCGTTTAATTCGGCCGCGTTTTGGCTGTCTGTATAATCTACTAGACCGTCAAAAGAAATTTCGCCAGACTTTACGCCCCCTATTACTTCTTGAAAACCGCTAGAATCTTTAGTAGTAGCTTCTGGTAAGTCTACAGACAAAGACAAAGAACAGCTAGTAGTGTGTCCTATGTTAGCTTCTGTCCCGTCAGTAGATGATACTTTAAGTAGTAAGTCGGTACCGTTAAAAACTGTATTAGCCATATCGTTAAATTTTATACAAATATACTTATTTTTTTATTAGTGTATTAGGCTACATAAAGGCCTGTTAGTTGTATTTCTAAACTGTAGCTACAGGCCGTTTCCATAGCGCCCACTTGTTCAGCGCTTAATACAAAACCTTCGCCGTTATAAACTATACCCCCGCTAGCTTGCTGTAGGTAAAACTCTGTTTTTTCTCTTGTAAGTAGTAGCGTATTGAAGTCTGAAAAACTTACGGTATCGGTATAATCTACAAGCCCTTCTACGCTTATAGTACCGCTTTTAACGCCAGCTATTACTTCTCTAAAACCTTGGCTATCCTTATTTGTGCTTTCGGGTAAATCTAAAGCTAAGCTTATTGTAGCGTTTGTACTATGGCCTAGTACTTGTTTTACTTCTTCGAACGCATCACGTACACACTGTATAGCCTCTATTATACCGCCGTCCTGTTGTACGCGTTCTTTATATGGCCCTACTTTAGCGTCTATATCGCTTTTATATAGCAAAAAATTAGTACCATTTATAGCGCCCATAGTCTATATTTTACGCGTTATAACTCCAACCAGCAAACGTATGTACGCCGTTACCTTCAACTGTTATTTCAAAGTCGGCCCAGTCCTCTGGCTGTTCTTCTAGATCGGACCAAAGAACGTCTACGCTATAGCTGTTAGCTAGTACGGCCGCTGTAGTTTCTTCTAGTTCGCCGTCTTCGCCTTCTTCATATTCAGCTGGCGTAACTACTACGTGGCCTAGTTTTACTATAGTGTGGTCGTGTGCTGGGTACGTTTCGCCTTCTTCGTTTGTTTCGTGTGGCAACCCGTCTATAAAGCTTTCGGCCTCTGTTTGATCTGTAAACTCGTACTTTTTAAATAAATATCCCATTTTCTTAACTTGTTAAATTTTGAAGTTCTGTATTTGTTAGTCGCGTATTGTATACAAGTAATTCGCTTATTTTGATAATTCCGTATGTTTCGCTTGTTATAAAAGTAATACTTGCTAATCTATTAAAAATAGATGCGTTATTAGTGCCTGTATGGTTTGTTAAGCCATTTGCACCTTGCGACCACCCGCTAGAATCACACGAAGTAAATAAACTATTTCTTTGTGTTCTTGGCGCGTTGGCCTGTGTGTTCAAATATGAGGTACCACTTAAATTCAATCTACATCTTAAATTCGTTGTATTAGAACCAAAACCTATATAGGTGCTACTCGAATCGTCATTAAAAAATAAAAATGGCACAGATGAGCTTCCACTTGTCGCACCTATATCGAATTTTGCAATAACTGAAAACCCACTTGACGAAGCAAAAGAATCTACATCAGGTAAAGTTAATTCGATATCATCTACAGCCCTTGTTACACTTGACCCCTCTGTTGGTATATAGCTTGTTGCGTAGCTTCCTGCTTCAAGTTGTGAATTTTGTATATATATATTACCCGCGTCAGCTGTACCTATACTATTGGGGTAAACATAAACAAAAGAATTTGACGCGCTAAAAGTCATAGATACTCTATACCAGCCATTACCATAACTTTTAATTTCAGTAGAAGAAGTATTACTAGTAGAATTTAAAACGCCTGTGTTTAAATTAAATTCGGCCCTAGCGTCTGCACCACTTAAAGACCTAAGAGAAATTAAGTTATTAGTACCTTTTTTTGCAAAAATACTATACGTATGTGAGCCACTTATACTAACAGCCTGGGTTAAAGCCGAAAACCCGCTTGTACCGTTACTTGATAACAACCAAGAATCACTATTACCAGTTAAAGTAGAAGTTTGACCGCTTGTAAGCGATAAAGCGCTGCCTAAAGTCCAAGTAGTATTAAACTTATTTGATCTTAATAACTTATTCGTTCTACTCGGTTCTAGTAAAAGATGCCCTTTTGTGTTATCTAAAAAGTCAATACGTGGCTTGCCACTTGGTACAACTTCTACTAACCCCTGTCTATTTACCCTTGTAGCTGTAGATGCCCTTGTAAAGTCAAAAGGCAAAGGTTTAAAATTATTGTTTTCGTTATTATACGCTAAGGCTTGCCCGTCTTTAACCGCCCAGTTATCATTACCGAATTTAAAAGTATTTGCCATTATTCTATTGTATATAATTGTCCTTTCGCCATAGCTGTAAAGCTGTCCCAACTTGTAAGCGTTTCAAGTTCGCTGTCGGTTAGTGCTGTTTTGAAAGTCATTA